CATTGAATTCGGCAATCTCTATGCGCGTTTTTATAAAGACAATGGCTCGATCACCTTGACGACGCAAGCCATTACCGGCATCACCAAAGCCAATCCAGCGGTAGTGACTTATACCGGGGCCGATACCTATGCCAACACTGATCGTATATTAATTACCGGCGTACTCGGCATGACGGAAGTTAATAATCGTGAGTTTACCGTCGCCAATGTTGACGTTGGGGCCAATACTTTTGAACTCTCCGGCATTGATAGCACTGCTTATACGACCTATGCGAGCGGCGGTACTATTGGAGAAATTTATGAAGTAGTGACGACCTATGCGACCGCCGATCTGTTTACGCTTAAATTCACGCAATCGGCGGATGTGCTTTATATCACCCATCCCTCCTACGCGCCGCGCAAGCTCTCCCGCACCGGGCATACGTCGTGGACTTTGACAACGATCACCTTTCTGGATGGGCCGTATCTATCAACCAATACTACGGCCACTACTTTAACCCCCAGCGCCGCAACCGGGGCCGGGATTACCGTGACCGCCTCGGCAGTGACCGGTATCAATGGCGGCAGTGGGTTTTTATCGACTGATGTCGGCAGGATGATCCGTATGCAACAGGGAACGGTGTGGGGTTATGTCAGAATTGTGGGGTACACGTCGACCACTGTCGTTACGGCGGATGTGGTCAATACCCTGACTTCGACGGCGGCCAAAGTGAATTGGCGGCTGGGCGTGTGGTCAGACACGACCGGCTATCCCTCCTGCTCGACCTTCCATGAAGATCGACTGGTGTTCGGCGGGGCTTTAGGATCACCATTACGGCTCGATGCCAGTAATTCCGGGGATTATGAAAACTTCGCACCCTCCGGCACCGACGGCACGGTGATCGCCAGTAACGCGCTGGCCTTTACCTTGAACTCCAATGGTGTCAATAATATTCAATGGCTGATCAGCGACGAAAAAGGATTGTTCGCCGGGACGGTCGCCGGAGAATGGATTATCCGTAGTTCCAATCTCGGCGAAGCCCTGACACCGACCAGTATTAATGCCCAGCCGACGACTTTTTACGGGAGTGCCAATTTACAGGCCATCCATTCCGGCAAGGCCGTTGTTTTTGTGCAGCGCACCGGCCATAAAGTGCGGGAATTGAATTACTTTTTTGACGTGGACGGGTTTCAGTCTACGGACTTGACCGAAATCGCCGAACACATTACCCGTGGCGGCATTGTGGATTCCGCCTCCATGATCGATCCGCAATCGTTGTTATGGTATGTCAGAAGCGACGGCGTGCTGGTCAGTTCCACCTATGAGCGTTCCGTGGATACATTGCGTATCGGTTGGGCCAGGCAGATCATCGGCGGGGTGAGTGATGCACTGGGCAATGATGCGATTGTCGAAAGCATCGCCATCATTCCTTCTGTGGGCGCGGATCATGATGAGGTCTGGATGGTGGTCAAGCGTTATATCAATGGCGGCACGAAACGGTTTATTGAATACATGACGGCCTTTTTTGAAGATGATGATCTGCAAGAAGAAGCCTTTTTTCTGGATGCCGGATTGACGCTCAATAATACGATTGCCGCCACCCTGACTCCGGGAACCGGTGCCAATGTTAAAGACACTACCGGCGTGACCTTTACCGCTGGATCGAGCGTGTTTGTATCTGGCGACGTCGATCGTTATATCCATTATCCCTATGTATTGAACGGCGTTAATTACAAGGCCATCGCCAAGATCACCGGCTATACCTCCGGCACGGTCGTCACAGCGACCATACAAGCCGCGTGGCCCAATTTAACCTTGATCGCTTCCGCCCTCTGGCGCATGACGGTGACGACCGTTACCGGCGGTTTCCATCTTGAAGGCGAAACCGTGAGCATACTAGCGGATGGTGCGCCATTAACGGACGAAGTAATGACCTTGGGCGCAATCACGCTGGCGAGTCCGGCATCACTGGTGCATGTGGGTTATAATTACAACAGTGATGGGAAATTATTGCGGCCAGAATCTGGTGCGCAGGACGGTACGGCCATCGGCAAAACGCGCCGGATTAACCGGATCGCCATGATGCTGCATCGTACCCTGGGGCTTAAAATCGGCAAGGATTTTGACAATCTGGATACCGTGGTATTCCGTACATCAGCGGATGAAACTAATCAACCGCCGGAATTATTTACCGGCATTATTTCAGAGAATATTGATTTTGATTATGATATGGACAATCAATTTTGCTGGCGGCAGGATCAGCCGTTACCAGGCATGATTCTGGCGATTGCGCCACAAATGACGACCCAGGATCGATTATGATTGAAGTCATCAACTTTCTGCCTGAGCATGTGGAAGAACTGGAACGGCAAAATGCGGACATGAAATTCAGCAAGTATTTTACCCGCGAGCATTATCAAGCGCTCGAAGATTCGCCGTGGTCATTTACTGGCGTCGTTTCCGGGCGGATTGTCGGTTGTTCCGGCGTGATTCCGTATTGGGAAGGCCGGGGCGAGGCGTGGGCCATTCTGGATCGATCCATGCGTCATGAGTTTTTATCCGTGCATAACGCCATCAAGCGTTTTCTGGAAGTCTGCCCGTTACGGCGCGTGGAAGCCGTGGTGGATGAAAATTTCAGTAAAGGGCATAAATGGATTACACTGCTTGGGTTCAGGAAAGAAGCAGATGTATTAACCGGCTACTGGCCGGACGGCAGTAATGCGGTTTTGTATGCGAGAATAAAATAATGGCAGCAGCATTAACTATTATCAGCACGCTTGTCAGCGTCGTCGGCGCGATACGTCAGGGACAATCGCAAGCGGCGTCGTCAGATTATAATGCGGCAGTCGCCAGAAACAACGCCGTTTATGCGCGTCAAGTCGCAGCGGAAAATGAGCGGCGGCAACGCATCCTTACCCGGAAAACTATTGGCGGGGCAAGGGCTGGATATGGCGCGTCCGGCGTCACGCTGGAAGGCACACCGCTGGATGTACTGGAAGAATCCGCCGCCAATGCGGAACTCGATGCATTGACTATCCGTCATCAGGGGGAGCTCGCCGCCCGTGGTTATGAGAATACCGCTACATTGGATACTTTTGCAGCCTCCGGCGCCCGTACCGGCGGCTATATCTCCGCGGCGGATGAATTACTGACGGGCGGGGCCAAACTTTATAACAACTATAATCCGCCGAAATTAACAAGGACGGGCTGATGCCGAATATCCGCCCCTACGAAACCCAGACCGATATTCCGCCGAATGCGCCAAGCGGACGCGCTGCCGCTGCCGGTGCCGGTGACTTTGGCGGGTATGCCGCGCAAGCCTTCAGCAACCTGGGCGGCACCATCGGGCAAATCAGCGATGAAATGGAGCGGCGCAGAAAGGAGGAAGAGGAAAAACTGAAACGCGCTGAAGAACAGGCGGAAGTCTCGGAACTTAATGTTAAAATCAGCAAGGCGCAGGAAGAATGGTCTACCAATCTCGATGAGCGGTTAAATTCAGCGGCCCCCGGCGACAAAACTATTGTCCCAAAATTTACCGATGAACTAGATAATTATTTTTCACAACTCGGACAAGATATAAAAACTGAAAAAGGCAGGCAATATTTTAATGAACAAACCGCCAACCTTCACACCCATCTTTTAACAGCCGCCTATCAAGGGCAAGCAAGACTCGCTGGCGTCAAAGCCAAGGAAGATTTTAATACGGCGCTTAATTCTTCATCTTCGGCGCTGGTGAATGATCCATCTTCTTTCTCGATCACCTTGCAAAGGAATAATGCTTATATCAATCAACTGGTTGATTCAGGTTTATCATCGGCAGACGCCGCGCAACTTCGCATCAACAGCACCAATGAACTGGCAACGTCCGCCATCCGGGGCTGGATATCCTTGTCGCATCAAGAAGCTAAACAACAACTGGACAGCGGCCAATGGAACGACTTTATTGACGGCCAGACCAAAGTTCAAATGTATGGCGAAATCGAACAGGCCGAACGCGCCGAACGCATTGAAACTGAAAGACAGATCAGCAGAAACCAGACTAAAAACTATTTCGATCTATATAAACAAACCAGAGACGCGGAATCTGAAACAGAACTGGAACTGGTCGATGAGGAGATTAATCGTTTATATAATGACAGTAATGAATTAGGTACTGGCGGGTTGACTGACGGTCATGTATTCAAGTTATCTGGTATTGTTGACAGCCGCAGGGAGAAAATTGGCAAAATAACGTCTGCCAGAGAAGATATTGATTCACGCCTTAAAATTGGTATGGGGCTGGATAGTTCCATTAAAGAGCATCGTGATTATGTGGATCAGGTTTATGAATCACTGGAAGTACCTGATGAAAATATCGGTGAGTTTGTTTCTGAATATCAGATTATCCCTGCTTTTGTTAAAAGCCGGGTGACAACCGGGCTGTCAAATCCTGACAATAATACGGTATTGGAGACGTCCAGGATGGTGAAATCCATCCATGATAATGCTCCTGTTGCCTATCGCCAATTTAATGATTTTGAAGCAGCAAGATTCATGGAAATTGCGGCACTTGAAGAAAGTAGCTTTCCCGATCCGGTTAAGTTTGTAAAAAATTCACTCACGCGCAGCAGTGAGGAAAAGACCGCAATTAATGAACATTACAAACAGGTCAAGGGCAAGGACAAAGATCGCAATACCAATGCGTTTGCGCTTGGAGATTATATTCAACGTGACTTTGAGCAGGAAAACGAACGTCATCGACAAGAAATCTTTGGTATTGATTTCCCGGTTCCGTTCACTACCGCAGCCGATCCTGATCCACAGGTCACGGCACGTTATGACAATCTGGTACGCGCCCATTTTGAAAACATGGCGATCCCAGATATGGACACGGCAAGGGAAAGGGCATGGGAAAATCTGAAAGACACGATTGAACTTGATCTGACCAAACCACAAGCCCCGGCGATCCGGAACATCCGGCCAGCGGAAGAAGTCCGCAGGGGTTACGCGAATAAACTTGCCAATTTGAATACCGATGAAATCGTGAAGGAAGCTGAGCTACTTGCCGGGAAAACCAATCAGGCCGCAACGGAGTTTGAAAACATCCAGAAACGGATTAAAAGTGGTGAAACCGTGAGTGAAAAGGAAGTGGAAAAAGTGATCACTCAACTGAATGAAGGCACCGCTAAAGCTGAAATCTTGCAGGAATACCAGTCCGGGTTCATGAACAATCTTGATTTTGGATCATGGAGCAAAGGCGGGCTGGCCGGGATGGTGAGATGGTATTTCAAACGCAAGGGTGAGGAGGCGGCAGATCTGGAGTTTGCCGGACGGATCAAATCACTGGATGCGGAAATCAAGCAAATGGAATCCCGCGATCTGAATGATGATGAAACAAGACAATTACACAATCTCAAAAACCAGAAACAATCACTGATTGATACGTTTGATGACATTATCACCGAGCGTTATGAGGACTTTAATCAGGCCGTAGAAAAAGCCGAGCAACAGGAAGATATTGACTTTGGAATGATCTTTGAAGCGGCCAAGAATGATCCGGGCGGGCTCTCTGCCCATTTAGTCAATGCAATGATTGCTGATCCTGAATATTTTGCTGTTCCATTGGGCGCACTTAGGACGGCAGGACTTGCAGCAAAGACCACTGCACAAATGACGAAGGCTGCACAAATGACCGCCAAGATCGTCGTTGGTGCCGGGTCAGCCGGAGTGATGGGCGCAGTTGCGGAAATTCCGATATCAATGGCACGCCAGTTGGGTGATAGTGATGTTATTAGCAGTAAACGCACACTGAATGAAGTACAGATTGCAGCAGGTGCAAGCGCCTTGTTTGGTGCATTTCTTGGGCCATTCGCAAAAGCAAAAATTCCAAATAAAGAAGCGCTCAAAAAAGCATTAGAGAAATCCATCAGTGAAGGCGGCGATGTTCACACCTCCATCAAGTCTGTTCTGGATTCTTTCGGCATTGAAAAAACGGACGTGGAAATACAGAAGTCTATGGACACGGCCGGAGAAAAAGCCGGGATTAATTGGGGTGAAGTCACCACCGATCTTGGCGCAGCACCGCCTAAAGAACCATTAGCAGGAAATGTGATTGAATTTCAAGCAAGCGTCGGCAAGACCATAAATATTATCAGGGACAGGAAAGGTGGTGTCATCGTTGAGTATAGCGGCGTTAATAAACTTAATCTCGCGCCGGATGAGGTATTGGAAGCGCAAGTCCCAGCCAGCCAGATTGCAAACCTATGGGAAAATCTTAAAGCAGGTGAATGGGAACTGATCAATGTTGATGCTCTGCCTTTCAACAAGAACAAGGTTGAGATCATCGTCCCCGGCCATGCAAAACTATTAACGAAAGCAGAATTGGCAAAAACAAAAGACGTGCCGATTATCGGCAGGCCGGAACTCAGACTGGATGCTGGCAGGATCAACCCAAAACTCGCCGCAAGCATGATCATTATTGGCGGCAGCGCCTTTGGGTTAAGCACTACGGCGATCAGCGCAGACGGTGAAAATACCGGCGGTATTGGTGATGCGTTATTAGGTTCAGCCATTGTCGGCATTGCGGCGTTGGCAGGTTACAAAGGTATTGGGCTTGCCGCCCGTGCAATCAAAAAAGCAACCGTGAGTCTCGAACAAGCCATTACCCGTGATGATCTGTTCAGAATGAGGCGCGGTAATATTGCTACCGGACAACGGCAGGTCTGGATAGCCTCGCAAGCTGTATTGGAAGAACTCCCGGACAAGGCATCACGCGCTAAAGTCACGCGCTGGATTGATGGCGATGACAGTATTAAGTTAACGGCAGAAGAACATGCAACCGCACAAGAGATACAGGGTTATTTCAGGTCGCTGGGTAATTTGGCGGAACGTGAAGGCATTATCAATGGTATGCTGGAAAACTACGTTACGCATTTATGGAAACGGGACAAGGGACTGATCGACAGATTATTACAAGCCGCAGGTGCAGGAAAATTCAAGTTCGGCAAGGAACGGACGATCCCCACTATCAAGGAAGGTGAAGCAATGGGATTGAAACTGGAAACGGATGATATTGCCGAGATCATGAAAACCTACGGTAACGCCTTACACGTTGCCGTACAGAACAAACGGATCATGAATTTACTCAAGGATGAAATTGCACCGGATTCCGGAAAGCCATTTATCATGGCTATCGATGATGCGCCGAAAGGCTACCAGACCATTAATGATGTGAAGCAGTTACAGGGTATGGCGGTACACCCAGATCTGGCGCCACCATTAAAGATGGCGTTTGGGACGTTTGATCCGCCGATGTGGTACCGCGGCATGTTAGCCTTGAACTTTGCCATGAAGCGATCATTGGTTGCGTTATCTGCTTTCCATGCCAATGCCCTTTTGGAATCATCACTCTTTTCCGGACTGAATCCAAAAAATATCCCCCGTTATGCCGATCAGTTAAGAACAGGTCAAGCCGGGGATATTGTTGATGAAGGACTGAAAGCAGGGCTCAAGATCGGCACGATTGAGGATGTCGGCACGGATATTTTTTATTCCAGCCTGAAATCAGCCCAGGAGTCGATTGATAAACTGGATGGTGTGTTTGGCGCGATAGTCAAAAGCACAGTCGGCACAGGGCTGAGATTGTTTGAAGGTGCTAACCGGAAAATGGATTATTTCATGTGGGACAGGGTAATGACTGGCGGGAAAATCGCGGTTTTTGCAAAGGAAATGGAAAAGGCATTATTAAATCCTGCAAACAAAGATGTTCCCAGAGATGTATTAGCCAGAGAAATTGCCGGTAGTGTTAATGATATGTTTGGTGGTCAGAACTGGGCGGCAATGGCAGAACGGTTCACCTCAAGACTCGGCAGGGCAGTAGCCTTTGATGCACTTTCTCCGAAGTCCAGAACCTTCATGCAATTACTCATGTTCGCCCCGGACTGGACGATCTCTAATTTGAAAGTCATTGCCAAAGCCATACCGGGCTTTGCGGAAAATCCAAGAGCACAGGCGCTGCATTTTAATTACTTTTTGAGGGGCGCAGCGTTCTTCGGGATTGTCGGTAACACGATCAATATAATGATGTCTGGACACCCGCTCTGGGAGAACAAAGAACCACTCATGCTGGAATTAGGTGACGGTAGAAAGATGCAATTCTCCAAGCAATTTATTGAGCCGTTCAAATGGGTACAGAAGCCTTGGCAGACCGCAGGCAGCAAACTCGGTATCATCCCCAAAGAAATGACAACACAAATCACTGAAAAGGAATGGATCAGCCCGTACTGGGCACCAAGAATGTTTGATGAGGACGCAGGCACCGCAGAACGAACATTCCACCGGGCACGTCATGCCGCACAGAACTTTGAACCGATTTTTATGCAACAGTTACACGAACAGGGCTTGGCTGAGGGTATCTCAGGATTTCTCGGTCATCCAATCTACGGCTACAAAAAATGACCATGTTAAAAATGATAGATACGTTATACTTCGGCAACCAGATTTTGAACCAGACTGAAACAAGGCATTAACTATGACCATAGCCAGCACTGCTATCCGCAAATCCTACACCGGCGACGGCGTTACTACAGCGTTTAGTTTCCCCTATCTTTTCCTCGCTAATGGCGATCTGACCGTCATCGAGCGCATTATTGCGACTGGTATAGAAACGGTAAAAACAATCACTACGCATTACACGGTAACAGGAGCCGGTGTTGCCGCAGGCGGCACTGTCACCGCCGTTACCGCCCCGGCCTCAACCGTGACCTGGACCATCTTGCGGGAACCAGCCATTACCCAACTCATAGATATTATTGAAAATGATCCATTGCCAGCGGAAACGGCCATTGAGGAACCACTGGACAGGTTGACCATGATCGCGCAACGCCTAGACGATCAAATCACCGGGACCGTGAGACTGGCTGACAGCTTTGACCCGGATGATTTTGATACTACATTGCCGGTATTTACTGCCGCTGCACAAACTATCCGTACCAATGCTGCAATAGATGGATTTGAAGCCGCTACCATTACCGGGGCCGGTACTATCACGATACCAGTGCCTGTTTCTCAAGGCGGCACCAATGCGATTACAGCAGCAGCAGCATTAACATCCCTGGGTGCTTTACCGCTCGCTGGCGGCACCATGACCGGCGACATTACCATGACCGCTGCTTCCATTATCGAAGCGGAAGGCGCTGCCGTAGCTTCAGTCGCTACTTGTAATATTTGGGCTACTGATGGGAATACGAGACATATCACCGGCAGTACCGGCCCGATTACCTCGTTTGGCACGGCCCCCCAAGCGGGCGCTTGGATGAAGGTGATTTTTGACAGCACACCCACACTTACCCATTCCGCCAATCTCAATATCGTTAATGGCGGTGTAGATATAACCGTAGTGGCGGGGAGTGTGGCTTATGTCTATGCCGATACCACAACGCAATTAGATGTGCTTTATCTGGGTGTCGCAACCCAAGCCGAAGCCGAAGCGGGGACGCAAAACGCCTCGTTGATGACGCCCCTGAGAACCAAACAGGCGATTGATGCACTGGGTTCCAGCATTACCATTCTTGCCGAACAAGCCCTGACCTCCGGGACTTCAAAAGATTTTACTATTCCATCTGGGGCGAAACGAGTCACCATCAATATTGTCGGCGGAAGCACGAATGGAAATACAAATTGGCAAATTCAATTAGGCGATGCCGGTGGTATAGAAGCCACAGGGTATTTGGGGTCTTGCCAGACTGGGCCAACTACTGCAATAAGCACCACTGCAATGTTAATTACAGCCAGTTATAGCGGGACGGGTATTTTGCACGGCTCTGTTATTTTGTCTTTAGAGGACGCCTCTGATTTTACTTGGGTTTCACATTCTACTACGAGCAGATCGGACAACGCCCAAGTTGATCTCGGAGCTTTTAGTAAATCATTATCCGCTGAATTAACAACCGTCAGATTAACCACTGTGACGCCAAACACTTTTGATGCTGGCGTGGCATCAGGATCGTCGGAGTAAATTATGTATATCGCGATAGTAAAAGTTGAAAATAACCGGATTGTAAAATTTCAAGAATATCCGACACAAGCCGAAGCACAGGCGCATGTGGATCGTTTAAAGGACAAGTTTCCCGATGCGTTTGCTTATGATAATGCCGCAAATACGCCACTACGTGATCTCTGGATTAAGGGGCAGACCATAACCGTTGTACCTGTAGTTAAAACAACGGAAGAACTGCGCCTTGAGGAATTAGAAAGTATCATCAAGGCAGATACCATAGTTAATTCTTTCAAGACCATGACCAACGCGCAATTTGATACATGGTGGGACGCGAATGTGACTAATGCGGCACAGGCCATTGGCGTCTTGAAACGCTTGACAAAATTGGTGATACGGAGATTATTGTAATGACACTGGACACTAAATGGCTTCCGTTCCTGCTTTCTGTATTTATTACAGTTGCGGCTGTCTCCGCTGGTTATGGTTCTTTAGGCTGGCGTGTGACACAAGCCGAAGGAGACATAGACAATATCCAGTCTGACCAAAAAAACATGGTCACCGATGAGAAAATGAAACTTACGCTGGAACCGATCAAGCAGAACATCATTTATACGGCGGATACAGTAAGAGAGATCAAAGCCTCTCAGGCCCGGCAGGAAGAAATCAACTGGAAGATATTAAAACAGCTTGAGCATCTCGGGGCCTCCAATACCACTGCCGATGCGCCGCATGTCGGTGGCCGGGCATTGATGCGCAGTACACGTGAGTACGAACCATGAAACCTGTTGAAGAAATCGCTCAAACTACGGCCACCGCTATTCTTAACAACCAGAGCGGGTTGACTGACTTTGAACTGGTGCTGATCGGCTTTGTTACCGGGATATTGCTGGTCGCGGCCATGTGGGTCATTTACTGGAAGTATAAATAATGGCTGAATTTTCCCAATCTTCCATTGCCAAACTAGAAACTTGTCATGAGGATTTGCAACGTCTGTTTTATCAGGTCGTAAATCATTTTGATTGCAAGGTGTTGGAAGGCCATCGTGGCCAAATTGCACAGAACATTGCGTTTGGTTCCGGCAATTCACAACTTAAATGGCCGGATGGGAAGCATAACAAGATACCATCTATTGCGGTTGATGTAATCCCTTATCCCGTAGACTGGAAAGACCGGGAGCGCATGTCTTATTTCGCAGGTGTAGTGAAGGGACTAGCCATCAGTATGAATATTAAAATCAGATGGGGCGGCGACTGGAATATGGATACACAAGTCAAGGACAACAAGTTCGATGACATGGTGCATTGGGAATTAATACTATGATTATTTTATCCGGGTAGGACTATGAAACGCCTGCTGCTATTAATCATAGCCGCACTCATTGCGCTTCCGGTCAGTCCGTTTGTCCTGGCCACAGTATTATATGTGACCTCACAATACGCGCATGGGGCGGTGGATTACACCGGGCGCACCCTGCGGATAGATGCTTGTGGATTGTTCGCTATGGATGTTATTAAAGCCACTGACCATCGTATCGCCGGTGCTGATATGGAATTGTTGATTAAGTCCATTCAATCGCAAAATGTCGCCGAGAGCATGAAAGAACGAGCATTCCAGGCCGTGCAGTTCGCGTGGGCGCATGAGCTAGTTGATACACAACTGGCCTATACACTAGCGATGGGTGCGTGTTTAGAACCGCGCACGGAAATGGCGCCAATGATGGAACCGTGGCGCACGAACCTGCGCACATTCAAAAATGCTTTATAAAAAGAGGTATTTCATCATGAGTAAACTCAATTTATTTTTAATCATTGCCTGTGTATTGGTATTGTCCGGGTGTTCCACCATGCCTGGGATATCCTGGTTGCGCCAACATTCACAACTGACTGACTTCAATCCGCAAAACTTTCAGGGTTGTACGGTAGCGGAATATGTGCAGCCGGTTGAATCTGATGCCGAGAAACCGGAAGCCTTTACAGTCAGATGGTGGGATTGTAAGAATAAATCATTCGTTGCTGGTGGAGTTGATTTAAATGGTGATGGAACACAAGATTTTACTTATACGGCCAGCGATGTCAAAGGTTCTACTGCGGCGGAAATACGAGCCAGTGTGGAAAAAGTATTTTCTGATAATGCGGTTGAAGTCACCCCGGCGATTGTCGATGGTATAGTCAATTCCTTACTTGGACGCGCAGCACTGCCACTACCCTGAATGAGATACCGCAAGGGCTATAAAAATCAGCTTTATGATGAGCCGGAGGTCTTTCAGTTAAAATATATCTTTCCTGAACAGGATATTATTACAAAACTTGGCACGATAACTACAAAAGGCGTGATGACTGTCTCCCCCTGGTTCGCCTGGGATGGTGCAAGCGGACTAACTTGGGACACATCAAATGTAGTGCGCGGATCATGCGGCCATGACTTCCTGTATGAATTAATACGTTTTGGATTATTGCCTTTCCACTTCTGGAAACTGGCAGACAAGGAACTTGATCAATGGTTAAAGGAAGATGGGACTGCGGCCTTCCGGCGCTGGTATTGGATGAATGGACTTGCTATTGCCAATGGTGATGCAGCTAATCCGAGAAACCAGAAGGAGATTTATATAGCGCCCTGATTAGTTGTCATTCTTATAAGACGGATTATAAGTCATGATCGCCTTTTCTACTACCTCATCACCATACAATTTAGTCATTTCATGAGGTAATCCGCAATGCCTTCTATCACCATCCTGTCCCGTTCCTCGCGCATGGCCTGTTGAGTTTCTAGGAAGGAGTCAAACTGGTTTTGTTTGTTCATAAGCCTTCTCAAATTCACTTCTAAAAAATAACTTGCTTCTCTCACCCCAGACAACGTAATCATCCTTAATACCAATAGTCTCAATAAATGGCGCATATTCACAATATAACGCCCCACCCAGTTTCAACGGACTATGCCAATGCCTTGCCACAATCGGCAACCAGTGGATATATTGCATGGGCAGATTGTCAGCCATTTGTTGCGCCTCATCAGACCAGTATTTAGGTTCCATTTTCAGCGAGTCAAGCGTTGCCTCAAGCCGGGCTGTATAATGCTCTTCTGCTTTATAGTCGAGATGGTTCATTTCAAATCCTCATTTTTTGAATTTTAATATTGTGTTTAATTCATGCATTTTTTCATATAACGGAAGGGCAAATTTTCTTGTGCTTTCATTATATGGATCGTAGCACGCCTCTGCCCATAATTGACCATAAACGTCTGACAACAGTTGATTAACACGTATATCCTGTTCTGTTTGCCTGAAATATTTTCCCCCGTTAATTTCTACACTTTCAATAGCTTCATTCATTTCAAATCCTCTTCAGTTATTTCTCCTGCCGCTAACCAGTATTTAATCAGGGCATTGGCTTTATCTAGTGGGGTGCTGAGTTTTAATAAATCATTCAACGCATTTGCTCTGGCCCAATTCCTAATATCATTAGGATCAATCTTATCCTGTTTTATTAAATCTTCTGACTGTTCTGTAAAACGTGTAACTAGCCTATCCAGCCACTGATTCCAGATTGGCTCAATAAAGTTGTGGTCTAAATAAATAGTGCTTACATAATCATCTACATTAGTAATAATAATAGGCTCATAATAATCAGCATCCTGTTGAATATTAATGGAATCTGGCCATTCATGCCTTGCGATAATAAGCAGGGATTGTTGTTCAGTGAGGTTCATGGTTGCCCCTTCCATAGCTTCATAAGCCCAATCGGTTCAAAATCAATTTCCATTTGGTTAAAATTTACTGGTATACCGGACAATGCTGCTGATAAAGTATTTAATGTATGCACTTCTTTCAAGACACGGTTATAATCATCAGAATCTTTATCCAGTACAATCAATACCGCACCGATTGCAGCTCTGAATTGTATATCTTCATCAGTGAACATATAATGATTACGCGCTCTGGAAAATGCGGCCTTGAATTTATCCTTCAGAGTTTTAGCAGCATTAATATCTTCTCTGGCTTCTGCTTCTATTATACTTATTGCAATGTTTATATCACTCATGGTTGCTCCAGTGCTTGTTTGGCGCGTTGACCTTTGTCTACAATGTCAAACTCAGCATAAAACTCCAACGCTTCCTTCAACCGCTTGATTTCTTCCTGTGCCTGAATGAGTTCGGTTTCGAGTTGACAACTCAATTCTGATAATCTATAAAATCCATCAACCGCATTTACGTCGGCATGTCTGATAGCATCAGTTCTCGGTGTCTTGCTCATGGTTGTTCCTCTATCGTCAGCTTCAACATCCGCTGCCAGTGAGCGATAGATTTATTAAGTGCCTGTGTTGGGGTCATTGTCTATTTCCTGTATCGGGCGGCTCTTTGTGACGACCTGCGATATCTCAGGACGCGCACAGAATTGAACTGTAAATCGATTAGGGCTTTCACCATAAGTTTTTAGACTTACCCTCTCACGTTGTTTGTCACATCGAGCCATTGTTCATAATAGGTCATTCAGGCGGCTTTCAGTCTATTAATACGCCTTGCTTTCCTTGCAGCTTTATTTGTCCGTTTGCGTTTAGCACGATCAAATCTTGATAGTGATGATTTGTGTTTGCCGGAATGAAATACACTACCAATATTCCACGGCATACTCATGGCCGATCCAATAAATGCTGCGGTCGCTGTTTTTTTACTGAGCTTCATCTCATCTCTCCTATATGTTCATTCAGGCGGCTTTATTTCTTCGCCTTCCGGCCTTCAAGGTTCTGGATCACGCGGTTGAGTTCAAAGGCATGGTCAATAATTGTATCAATCTGTCTCAATACATCTACAGATGGTACTATGTTGCCATTCTTCTGGCAGAAATTGCCTTTGCCATTTATCAGTAATCCGCATGGCATCAGATCAACAACCTTCTGTGCCATCTGTTTCAGTTGTTTTAATTGGGGGGCGGTCATTTTATATTAATTGTTCACCAGGTATTTCAAGTTCTTTTTTGCGCGTATTTTTTGCCGTTTCAAGTGCGGCTTTCTCATCCTTCGGTATTTTCTTCCAGAGTGCAGCGAGTTCATCCAGCGATTGTGCATTAATAATTTCATCGCGCCAGTCATGCTGCACAGCTTTACTGCCTGCCGCCCAGGCGACAATCAGTTTGCCGGATTCTTCGGTGATTTGTTGACCTAACGGGAACATTGCTTCAAATTCCGGTTCAAGTTTTTTAAGCATGACAGGCACCCCTGGATTTTCCGGCATAAGCAATGCGTATATCAGCATTTCATACCCAAACATTTTCTCACAAATAGGTTGCCAACCAGCATCAACTACCTGCATTTTGCCGTCATTGTCTTTCTGGAATTTAATTTTAGGTTCTGCCCGTAAACAAAATATAATTGGTACAGCGCATTGCATTATTCGATACATCAGTTTTTTATGTTTTTGTTTGGGCCCCTTCCATGCCAATGCAGTCAAACGTGCTGCCTTGTCTGTATCTCCTTTAGACATGCGTTCAAGGGCTTCTTCTTGCATATCAGTACAGCCGCCCTCCCCAAACCATTCATGAGATAAATTATCAACAATAATCGCTCCGTACTGGGCTTGTTCAGCGGCGTCAATAGCGCCTTTGAAGTTGTCAGGAGAATATGGTGCTTTTAAATCCATATGATCAAATTGATAACGGCTTTTTTTATTAAGAGCGCGTCTGTTCTCTGTATCTATCACGCAAAATTTGCCATTATCACCAACAATACCGCGTGCAATTCTCATAGCACTTTCTGTTTTCCCTGAACCAGTAGTGCCAGCAACAGCAAGTAATACGGTTTTGCTGACTAATTCATCTTTGGAAGGTTTGAAATGATAATTCATATATGTCTCCATAATTAACATTATTTAATATCATTAATATTTACCAATTCTTCATATTCAGCAAGTTGCCAGGAATTTGGCTCGGCATAGTGGATCGCCGGGTTATAGGACGGCCAGTTGCCGGATGACAGGCATTGTCCCCATAATTCCATCGCCCGTTCCACCTTGGCATCGGCAATGTCCCGGTAGGCATTGGACAGACTGACCAGCGAACAGGCATAGGGCGGTTCAATTTCCTGCGCCAGAAAAATGAACACCGGCATGAGATCGAATAGCCGGTAAATGCCGCGATTGTAAAATTCTGATTGCAGATCGTAACCCATACGCGGGATTTGCCGGATAAATACTTCCGGGGCCGCACTGTCGGTGGTTTTGTAATCCAGAATAATTTTATTATCGTTCGTCAACCAATCTGGACGCGCACGGCACCAAATATCTCCTTCTTGCCAAATGACCGTTTGTTCCGGTTTCCCGTTTTCAAAAATGCCTTTCAATTCTGTGGTTTCAATAAATTCATTGGCTGCTTTAACCATCGCCTTTAACGCAAAATCATGTTTCACCAGTATCGGTAGCAGGCCATTGGCCCGCGCCTCGTCCCGTTCTTCCTTGGCCTTCTTCGTGCGCCAATCGTCCGCCTCGATAATCGCTATTTTCGCCTGGTTACCTTCCAGCAATAAGGCATGGGCGGCACTGCCGAGATCGAAGCGCGAATTTTCCTCAGGCCGGTAATCAGGATTCAATTTCGGGTGCTGCATCCAGGCATGGCGCGGCGACTGATTTAATAATACTTTAGCTACGCTGCTTGATAGCGATGGTTCATCGCATGGATCGGCATGATAAACTTCTGCTGATATTGTATGTATCCCCGACGTCATGATTTCACCATGCCATCTTCAATGACAACCCCAACTTTACCGCTACCATCAACGCGTTCAATCCACACTTGATAATCAAGTTCATCGGCCATCTTTGCTATTGCCGCCAGACCGTCATCATCCAATAATGATCCATCCCGTATCCGGATAACCCGTAATTCAGGATTGGCGGCGATGGCTATTGCCAGCGATACTCGGAGTTTTTCCGCATCCGAGGCTTGATCAAAAGGTATGTTTTTATAAATTACCTGTCCATCACCAAAGCCAATATCGGGTATCGGCATACTGGCGCGAGTTATGGCGTCTGCTTTGGCCTGTTCTCTGGCACACATTTGTTCGGTTATAGACGTTGATTTATTCTCCAGTTCTTCGACTTGAGAAATAAGCATCCTTTTTTGTTTTAACGCAGCAACAGATCGATTTATAATCGCGGCCTTCTCAATATTTTGCCGCAATAAAACTGTGTCAACCGGCGGTGGTAATTCAGGCGCGGATTTCAATTTCTCATCATATTCGTCCGCTGCTTTAATTAAAGCCTTTGCTTCCACCATCAATTTTTCCGCTTGCTCGCGCTGTCCTTTGGCCTCTAATATTATACGTTCCCGGTTGGCTTTGCGTTGCTCTATCTGGGCATTGTATTCCCCGGCCTTTTGTAACTCATCCACTAACACAGATTCATCAACGAGTTCATCCGGCGTATTTGCTGGTATTATCATCCCATCAATTTGTGCGCGTTTTGCTTTGCTATCTCGATTTAAGTCTGTGCGCTTGGCATAATCGCCTTTGTTCAGCGCATCCAGTTCATCAATATCCACGTCCAATTTCGATATGCGTCTTAACTCATCAAATTGTTCGCGTGTTTCCATGCGCGAAAATGCGAGCGGGTCGAACGAGAGTTCGCCTAGCAATTTATCAAGCAGTGTTTGTGGGGAAGAGAATCGCGCCCCTTTGATGCTTTCTACGGTCAGCGTGCTCCCGGCCTCCGTAAATTTGCGTTCAACCACAATTTCACCCAAATCGAGACGGACCCGCGCCTTGTTTTCGCCTTTACGGATAGGTTGCGCCTGGATATGTTTAGTACCCGCAAGCGCCCACCAGATCGCATCGAGCACTGATGTTTTGCCAGCACCATTTTTCCCTGTAATCTGGACAAGATTTCCGTCAGGTGTAATTTCCACGGCAATCAAGCGCTTGATATTTTCGGCGGTCAATTTTAATATTTTCATTTCTTCTCCTTTATCTTGTATCTGGTTACGCGCCCGCAACGTGGACATTCAAATACACGGTAGTCATTTTGATCAGTGGATGTAGATGTAACATACGCTGGCCTTATCTTGACTCTACCGCGCCTGTGGCCCTTGAAATGGCAGATTAATTTTCCGAGTAGTTTATTCATGGTTGACAAGCCTTTTCAAATTCACGAATATAATCAATGACGGCCTCGCTGAATCCGTCAATATGAATCCATTTGCCGTAACCCACACCATTTTTGTTGGATGCGACATTAATCATATAGCCGCGACCAACCGGATCAGGTACACGGTCATGACTTTGTTCATCGGTAATAACAACAAGCCTGTCATATTCAATTTTATTCATAGCATGAACCGCCTCACCTAGATAGGTGCTGCTATGTTCTGTTGCGTTTTTCAAAGCATCTGCAAGAGCCATGCCTTGACGTGGCGGAACTTCGGCAAGTGAATCACTGAAAGCAAATACCCTAGTTTTTTCACAAACGCCAGCGGTTAATATTGCTACCGCATAAGCCGCATCACGACGCATTAAATCGGATTTCGCTGACAATGATGCGTCCATGCTGCCGCTGTTATCTACTAGAATAACGGTTTTACCACTAATGCGCTCAATTCCATTCATGGCTTGAAGCATCGCTTTGTCAATTTCAGGCTCCCACTGCGGCACAGCACGCGCCGCCGCAATAAAGCGAAACGGAAGGGCTTTACTATTCTTCGCACCTTCATGTAGAGAAGCAAATATCAGAGATTCGCCTACACCAGCATTCCGCATATTCCTTAAGTTGCGGAGTAATGCCAGATAGCCAAGTTTCTTTTCTGACAGGAGGCGTTCAAATGTTATTTTCTTGTCTGCGCCGCCGGATAGGGCGACTTCCCAAGTATCGGGTGCCGTTAAGGTTCCGGCGATAAGCTGTTTCCAGATTTGCGCTTGTTCCTCATTTTTGGGCTTGGCGTGGCACAGAAACAGCACGTCTCGCAATTTGATTTTGCCATCACGATTATATTTCGCCAGTTGATAACCATTGAATTTACGAAAGGCATTTTGCAGGCCGCGCTTAACCTGTGCGGAAAGGGGGCAGCGACCGTCCTTCCAATAAATTGCCAGAAATTCAGTTAATTCATCAGCGCGCTGAATAACACTGGCGATAGTTTTGCCAACCAGCGTTCCTCTTGTTTTGCCGCGTGCCAGTTCACGCGCCAGTAACAGCGGCACATGACGAAGTTTGAAATGGGTACGGGCCTCGATCGCAAGCGCCGCCAGTTCTTCCGGCTTTACTTTTTGACAAGCATCAGAAATGCGGGAGGTGATAGATTGTCCATCTTCATAAAATTCATTTTCCCATAACATACACGCCATCACAGAACGGCGTAATTGTTGCGATGGATTGATGTGTTTTGCTATCGCGCCTTCTTGAGTATAGATAGGATCGCGTTTTATATTTATCTTCGCCATATCATTTCTCCAAAGTAATGCGGGAATATTCGATTAGAGTTTTTCGTGCGCTGCCTTGCGGCCCGCTTCCGTTCGCCAAGTGAAGTATCTCTAATCTTCGCCACGCAAATTTAGCGCCCGGAATAAACGATTACTGTATTTTTCATTAGCAGTGAAGTAGCAGTAATCTTCGCCAAGGCAATTCTTCATGGTTGACAGTATGGACTTAATGATATATGGTTGTCAAGGTAAACTTGCAAATAAAATATGATCCGCTATACTGACATACTGAAAATGCGTAAAGCCCTGAAAAAAGCGATTAAAATAGCTGGCGGCGAGTCAGCGCTGGCGGAAAAGCTCGGGATGATCAAGACGACAAGGCACGGTAAAGTCCTCGGCGCAACCCGCCAGGGCGTCCATCAATGGCAGATAGCGCCACCGCATTGGGTGTTATCAATAGAAGCTGTGACTGGCGTATCCAGATACGCATTAAGGCCGGACATATATGGATCAAGCAATGAGTAAAGACTTCATCCTCAATCCCATGCCGGAAGCCTCACGTCAACGCGGATCAAAACATGGCGGCGTTCAGGCACACGCAAAAAAAAGACTGGATAAATTCATGCGGTGTCGGGTAAAATTAAATTCACATCATGGGAAAATGCGAATAAAGCCCTGCAACACGGCGGCCGGAAAAGAGGAAAGAAACAAAATATATATGCCTGCAATTTTTGCGGATGCTTTCATGCAGGTACAAAATTGACGAGGAAGATAAATGGTAAGGTGAAATGAACTATCTCCTCGCAATAGCCATGTACCTTTCCACACCTAATCATACAGACGAAATTTGTATGGAACTCAGTACCTATCAGGGGAACGTAACGCACATGACGATCGATACCAGAGACATAAAAGCACGATTACGCTTTACCCGATACGGCTATTCACTAGCCACTGATAATGCAATATATATTGGGAATAGGGACGAAGTGATAGACCAATTTCGCAGAGATAACTGCCAGAATGATTTTATTTAACTAGAGGTAGATATGAGCAACAAATCAATTGCTGAAACTATTACTATCGCGACTGTTAAATATTTCAAGGACCTGGATGGTGAGCAGCCAATCAAACTCTATGAATTATTCCTATACACCGCAGAAGGGCCTTTTTTACGAACGGTATACAAAGAGGCAGCATACAACAAAAGCAAAATGGCAAAGTGGCTTGGCATTAGTCGCGGGACTCTTCGTTCTAAGCTAAAATGGCACGGAATACTGTCCGCATGATTACGTGGTGATGAAATGATCCAATATTTTCACCAAATCAATCTCATTGAATGGTTGTATTTGATCGATTCGAAAATAACATGGGATGAGTGTAGAAAACAATATCAACAACCGCCGTGGTGTACTTATCCATATGCCGTTGATCCGATGGGGTGCTGGTCGCTGATCGGGCATCGGGTAACAGGAGAAGATTTTTGCAAAAATTGTGATTTATACCGGGCGCTATGAAAGCCAGACCCATCATATTTTCAGGTGAAATGATCCGGGCTTTGCTTGCGGGACAGAAAACGCAAACAAGGCGGGTTGTGAAACATAGACATGCCTATGAAACATCATTTGAAAAAATGACTAAGCAAGCCATTTCTGATCGATTAAACGCACCCGCCAGAATACTAGATTCAGAAGTCACAGAAGCAATTAAATATTTAATTAATAATTCACCATATGGCCAACCTGGTGATTTTTTATATGTAAAAGAGACGTGGTGCCCAGTTAATGATCGTGATTATGGCGGAGATTTATGGATAGATTATAGAGCTACGCCGAAATATGAAGCATCTCATCCGGCAGGCTGGGAGAACGCACCTAATGATGCCGAGGCGTTGAAATGGAAATCATCGCGTTACATGCCGCGCAAATATTCACGCCTCACTCTCGAGATAACCCATATCCGCATCGAGCGTGTGCAGGATATTTCAGAACAGGATGCGCTTGCGGAAGGTGTAATGTACTGGTTGGATTCCGTGTCGCATGAACAGCAAGCCAAAATATACAACTGCGGCATAGGCCCGATAGCCGTGTATCAAATGCTGTTTGAGAAAATAAATGGTATTTACTTATGGATACAAAATCCGTGGGTATGGGTCATTGAGTTCGAGGTCATCAAGAAAAATATTGATGAAGTCACACAACCATGACTTGTGATACCTGCACCAAGCAAGGTATTTATAATTTCGCCTGCGCGCATTGCGTGGCGCGGTTTATAAAATCGCTGCCGAAACATCATGTCAAATACTGGCGCGGTTATTTCACCCGCGAAAGGGGCGACGAATTTGTTAAACAAGTGAGGACACTGTTATGTCCAGAGAAATGAAAATAGGTGATATTGGCGTGCTGCAAAATCTAGCAAGTAGTAAACATTTAAACGGCATTATTGCTGAAATTATTGGTTATAATGGCGATCCTTATAAAGGTAAGATGATTCCGCGTGACTGTGATTATGGAGTGTGGCATCCATTGCCAAATTCATATGGTGAATTTACAGGAGGCGTCTTAAAACACCAAATCCGCCATCTCTCTGACCCAGATGCAAAGCAGCGTACAGAGCAGGAACAGGAATTAGTGACATGATGAGGAACAAGATTATGAAAAACATGAAAAACGGCGATCTGCTACACACATTGACTAATCTGGATGAGGAATTGAATAACGCTGTCGCCGGATTCAAGTGCGGCTTCTGGATCGGATGCGCTGCGGGTATTGTAGTATCTGGCGTGATCATCTGGGCGGTATGGGCAATATTGTAAAATGATTATTGTTGCCAAATACGAGGGCAAATGTCCGCACTGCGGTTTGCAAATCCATATCGGCAATGAGATTGACTGGCACAAAGGCGCAAAAGCCATCCATGTTGAATGTTTGCGCAAGATTGAAGTGGCCGAAAACAAGGCCATCAGGCATGACTATCCGGCAAGCTGGGGCAAACAACCCGGCGTAGATTACCCGGAACCAAAAAGAAGCACAGCTAAAAAGAAAATCACGCCGCCATTTGTGGATGATGAATTAAATTTTTGATAAAGACCACAAGATAATGCGTATTCTCGCGCTTGACTATACAACCTATAGATTATTTATATTTTTATAAACATAATTTTTATAATTACATCTCTAAAAAAATAAATGCTATCATTCGCTGTATTAATCTAAGGAAATTATGAATATTCTCGCTTTGGATCAGGCCACCGTCACTGGCTGGGCTATAAGTTATGATTTATATGGAGAATGGGATTTTAGCACACGAAAAGATGAGAGCGAGGGGATGAAGTTTTTGCGATTTAAAGCAAAACTTGCAGAAGTATGTGCTCTTGAAAAGATTGATTTGGTTGTTTATGAACGTCCGGCTGGTTTCCATGTAAATTCAGTTATACATAGTGCAAAATTAGTAGCGATTATCGTTACTTTTTGTGATGAAAATAATATTAATTACAGGGCAACCAGCCGGACGTTCATAAAC